GTTGGTCATCTCGCGGGCGATCACATCAGTCCAGCCTGCAGGAGCCTGGATGCTATGCCCATTCGCCAATGGCTCCGCGTATGGCAGGTTGTTGTGGATGTGATAAACATTGCCTGCCCGTTCCACTTGGTAGTCAAGTCGGCGTGGTGGCGTAATGCCGCTAGGGCTGGCTTGCGGTCCAGCGTCGTAGCCAGGTGTGCCTTGCTCGCTGATTGCCCAACTCAGCCGGAATCGGCCAGTGTCAACCGGGCTGGCTTGCTTCAACCTGCTATCAGTCTCCAGCACCGTTACACGCAGTAGCTGTTCGTACTTCTCAGTGGAGTAGTTGCCGATATCAGCTAGGTTGATGCGGCGTGCCATGGCTATGCCCTCAGGATCAGCTCGTAAGTGATTGCCGTGTTGTCCTGTTCAATCGTAATAACGCGGATCACTTGATGCAGCACGCCGCCAATAACCACGCGGTCAGTAGTGGTTGGAGCGGTAGCGACATCAGCAGCAGCAATAGCAAGCCGCTTGTCGCCAGCTTGCACTAGCTCGTTGACCTCACGTGCATTGACATCTTCCAGTACGCCACGCACTACGGTGTCGGTTTCGACTTGGCTGATGGTGCCTGTCGTTGGGTTGTAGACGCCTGGCGTGACTGTACGGATCGTCGCCTCACCGCCAAACTTTGCCATCAGTTTGCTGGCAACCTTGCGTAGCGGGCTAGCTAATGCCATCAGGCAACCTGCACTGCTGTAAGGATAATGCCAGGGATGGAAGGATGCGCTGGTTCCGATGGCGACGATGGCAAGGATTGAATGCTGGCCGCAACGTTGGTTGTTGACCAGATCAATTCCAAGTAATCGCTAGCAGCAAGCTTTAGGACGTAATTCACGCAGCCGATGACATGACCGTCAACGCCGCCATGACTGGATATAATGCTGAACCTGCTATCCGATGCTGGTACGTCACCGCTAGTGCCGCTGTCGTTTTTGCGCACCCAAATATTGACATCGTGAATCGATGTGCTGGTATTTACAAATTGGACCGAATAGGTAATGCTGTAAACACCAGCACGGGAAAATGTAACGCGCGATCCACTGGCAATGCTGATGCCTTGGCTGTCTGGATCTGTTGAGTTAATGCCAACCGAGTATGCCGTATTTGCTGCTGCAGCAATTTGTTGTGTTGTGTCGTAGAACGACCCCCACAGCATTTGATTGCGGACTGTATCGAGATTGCTCGTGAACGGGTTGAGCTTAAAAGCCATTACTCAACTCCGTGTCACGGTCATCAGATTATTGTTGCCGTCGTAGGTCATCGTCAGCGTTGCCACGGTTCTGCCGCTAGCACCACCGCGCTTATACGTTGCGGTCAATAGGTTATTGGCGCCATCGTAGGTGTTGACGATGTAGTCATGCGTCGGGATCTCCAGCCCGTCGCGGCTAACCGCATCACCACCACCAGGAAGAACGTAAGCCATCAGAGCCTGTAAGCGATGACAGTGCCGCTGGTCAGGGTGATGCTGGTAAACACACCCTCGATTTCAGTGCTGGCCTTGAAGGGGATAGCGCTCAGCGTGTTGCCGGTCCAGTCTTGCGCGGTCAGGCTGGCAATCACAGAATCCTCAAGCGCAACGATCTTGCCGAAGCGTCCGGCGTGCGCTGCGGTGTCGTCGATAAACTCAGCGCCGGGGTATGCGTAGCTCATGATCTGCGGATGGCAAAGTTGCCTGGTCCGCTAATTCTAAGCCCGGTTAGATATCGCTCCACGATCGGCGGGATCTTGTCAGCGCCCACTGCGCCATAGCCAAGATTAGGCGTCACGTCGATACTGCCGATCTTGACGTTCTTGTAATCCTCCAATCCGCTCAGGCCAATGCCGTCTGGATTGTTATGCAGATAGACCGCCAACACCACTTGCGCATATTGCACCTGCTGCGGGATCTCAGTCTCGGTGTAGTAATCCGTTGTGATGCGAAACGGAAACCCGACAGCGTAGGTATTGATGTAGGTGTCAGGCTTGCGCACGCCAGTACGCGGCCACTGCAATGCCTGCGTGTCAGTTGCGCGAGCGCCTAGAAACCGTTCACGGTCCAATCGCTGGGTAGCGGTAAACAATGCCCGATTCTTCTGGTCTGTGGTCGCTGATGCCCATGCAGTTACATCAGCATCCTGCACAAAGCCATCAATGATCTCCTGCGCTGCTGCCAGCGTCAGATACGAGTTTGCGCTTGCCGACCCGACGGTGGCTACGATTACGACTGCCATCGTTCGGTGGCTCCTGTGTTTCTAGTTTAGGTTCAGGCTCTGCAATAGGAAAAGAGGCCACTGCGTTAGCAGCAGCCTCCAGTTCACGCAGTCGCCGAAAGGCGAACATGCCCATCAGACGCGCTTAAGCAGCACGGTCAGGATCACACCGGCCAGAGCGGTGGTGGTGCCAGTCACATCAAGAGACAGGCGGTTGCCAGCCTCAAGAGTGAGGTCGCCGTTGGTAGTGGTCAGAGCAGGGGTTTGCTCGGTAAGAGCAGTCCCCTTGAAGTTGATGGTGGTGCTCAGAAGGTCGTCACCAGCAGTGGCGGCCTCAGTGCCTTGGCAACGACGAACGGTGCCGGTTACAGCGCCAGCATCGGTGCCAGCAGTGGCGTGAACTTCACGCACTGCAACCACTTGACACTTAACGGGAGCAGTCCAAAATTGCACGTCTGCAATAGAGGATGCGCCGTAAAAAGTGGCTTCGAGATACTGCTCGGTGGACAGTTCAAACTGGGAAGGTTGTGCCATGGTTAGTTACCTCAATCGAAGTTGGAGGTGTTGGTGGCACGCACGATGCCGAGGTTCTTCAGCTCGTACACCTTCGACCAGTTGCTCACGGTCTCCAGTTGAGCGCGAGTCGGGTTGGTGGTGGTCACTCCCCACTTAGCGCCGACCGGGTGATAGCAGTAGTGCAGGTCAATCGACATGGCATCGCTCTTGGCGAGGATGTCACGATCGGTTTCGGTCTGCATTGCCATCTGCTCACCGCTGGCGACAGCGCCTTGAGTGAAGAAGTAGGTGGCATACTCGGTCGAAGAGCCGCTGCCTTCGGTTTGCACGTCGTCAGACACGATCACACGCAGACCCATGTAGGTAGGAACAGTGGGATTGCCATAGGCACCAGCAATGCTGCCACCAACGAAATCAGTCACCGAAGAGGTCAGACGGGCGTCGGTCTCGGTCACATAATCGATAGCCTTGCGCTCAACCAGGTCGTAATAGACCTTGCTGTGCATTGCAACGGCAGCGAGCTTGTCACCTTGATCACCCAGCAGGCTGCGGGCTTCAGCAACGTGACGAGGCGACAGGGTGGTAGGGGTATCACCCGATTCGCCGTCGATGGTCAGGCCAAAGAAAGCAGCAGAGCTGGAGGTGGTGCCGAGTGTGCCGAACACACCGCTTAGGCAGGACAGCAGATCCTTTTGGCGCTGGTTAGCGATGTAATCAGCGATCTTGGCGCCGATAGCGGCCATCGGGTCAGAACCAGCAGCAAGGGCTGCAAGGTCACGAGCCTCAAAGGCGCGGCCACGGTGCAGGATCACGCCGACTTGCTTGTCAGCGGTGATTTTGCCGGGGGTCAGGGAGGAGCTATCGGTCAGCACCTCGAAGTCACCGGAAAGATTGGCTTTCCAGAAGGGGACGTTGATAAAATCACCACCCTCGGTAGCGTTCAACTCCGCCATGGGCTGCACCACGCCGCTAGCCAAGAAGGCATCGCGCTGAGTGGTTTGCTCAATAACGTACGGAGTAAAAATCTCGGGGATGATGATGTCAGAGCGAAGAGTCGCCATGATGAATCACCTGGGATGTTTACGGGTGTGGGCGCAGCCCTAGGCTCAATGCGGCGCAGCCATCACGAGCAGACACTGAAATACTAACGGTTAGCTGCTGCCTTCATGCGCTCATAAAGATCACGGTCTGTACGGAACAGGCGTGATTGCTCGGTCAAGTTAAAGGTTTCGCGGCTGAATGGATTGCTCATGCCAGATGGGATGGCGCCACTGCTGCCGCTAGTTGGTGCACCGCTGCCCTGCGGCTTCGGCTGCTTTTGCATCCATGCGGGTAGCGTCTTGGCCCACTCGGCGACGGGTTTGCGCTCATAGCCGTCAACCACGACGACAGTGCCATCAGCTTCACGCTCGATGGATTCCGGCTTCAGCTTGGTCTTAAGCACCATGTCGGGGTCATGCACGATCTCGGCCAGTGCCGTGACTGCCGGCGTCACGAGTTCTAGCTCGCGGACTCGGGCTTCAAGTTCTGAGATGCGCTGGTCCTTTTGAGCCGTCGCCTCACGGAACTGCTGCTCCAGAGCCTGCCGGGCTTCTTGGTACTTGCCTTGTGATTCGAGCTGCTGCTGCTCGTAGTTGCGCTTGAACTCCAGCAGTTCATCAACATTTACTCCATCTGGCGCCTTGGATTTCTTTGCTGCACGCAGCTCTGCAATCAGTTCTTGATTCTTGCGTTCTAGCGCCTCAACACTGCGCTGCAGTGCGTCGGCAGTTGCACCCTCAGTAGCCGCAGGCTCTTTGGTTTGTTGTTCATCAGACATGGATAAGCCGCAGGCTTAATTACGCTGTCATCGTACCAGCAGCCAGGACAATGGCCCGCGAGTGGAATACACCAATCCGCGAACCTTGGAATCCGTTGATTAAGGAACTGCTAAATGCAATCGATCGCCATGAGCGGTTATATCGCCAAGATGGCAATGGCTGGCACGCTGCAAAAGCGCAAGATCTGCGCTGGTATGTCGCAGAATTAAAGGATTGGATTCATTGCCAAGAGGCTACCACTTCTCCTTGTCAGCCCAATACGCAGCAGACATCTTGCCCTTAGCGATGTTGCTGGCATGACGCGCCTTGAATGATGCACGGCGTGCTGCTGCTGCTTTGGACTCGCCCTCGCGTGATGGACTGCCGCTAACTCCCTGCTGCCCGAAGCGGATCAGTTTTACCTTGTCGCCTTCCTTGGCGAGCACCGCGTGCGATTTGTTCGGATGCTTTGGCGTCCGCTTGGGCTTGTTGTAGCCGTCAAACTGCTCGCCGCGGTAGGTGATGCTCATTTGCGCTTTGGTTTCTTTGCAGTCTTAGCAGCAGCCTTGAAGTCAGCAGCACTAGGACGATCAGGGTCACCCTTGCGTGCCATGCGCTCCTTGCTGCCAGCTTCAATGCGATTGCGCTTAGCGGCGATGTTGGCGTAAAGGCCAGGTTTCTTAGCCATCACTTTTTACCTTTGGGTTTGCGTGTTTTGCCAGCCTTGCTAAGCGCAATGGCGATGGCCTGCTTCTGCGGTTTGCCTGCCTTCATCTCAGCTTTGATGTTGGCCGAGATGGTCTTCTGAGAGCTACCCTTCTTTAACGGCACCGTACCGAGCGCGTAGTTGATCTAAGGTTAACTCTGACCCGTCATCGCGGACTAGCTTGGCGATGGCTTGATCAGGCCCGCGATCTTCGGCAAGCCTTCTAAAGTATTTCGCCTTCTGAGCTCCTAGCGCTTTCGCTTGCCGGGCCAAGAGATCTGCGTCGGATTCGCCCTTTTGTTTGTTTGCCAGCCAGTCGCCATAAGACACGTCCGCCGGCACCTGACCGCCTGCTGATGCGCGCTTAGCTGGTGGTGGTGGTATAAAGTCCAGCTCGTCGTAGTCGATCACCGGCACTGTCGTGCTGCGACAGTTGAAGTGCTGCGGCGGTGTTGGGCCTTTGCCGTATTCAAACTCGCGGCCATCCAATGCACGGCAAATGCT